CCAACCTTTGTTGAAGTTGATACCACGAACCCAGAGGCACTCTTTGGACTCTTTCCTGAAACATCGAAGAAGTTCTTTGTGGAAGTAAACGGATTCCTCTATACATCTGAAAATAGACAGATCCTGGTTTCTATAGTTGGATTCTACTTTGGCACAGCCGCCGCAGGGAGGAAGTCATGAAAAAGATGTGGAAAATAGGTCTTGATATACTCTTTATTGTTGTCTGTGTTTTAATAATTATGAGTTATGTAACAGGATGCGAGGGCATTGCTCCTGAGATTATCGGAGACACAACTGGTGACTCGGTTATAATGATGGACATCAAGTCCAAGATCGAACAGGGTAAAGAGATCGGCAGAGACAATTCATGGCTCTGGTGGTATGCTCCTGTTCTCTTCCTCGTAGTAGCCTGGGGCATCAAGGAATTCTTCTTGAAGAAGGAACCAGACGATTGCGAAGAGGACGAGAAGAAGCAAGAAACCAAAGAAGTATTGAATGAGGAAAGTAAACCACAAAATTGATATCATGCTGCTTCTTTCATAGAATAATAAAGAATCTTACAAATATAATAAGCATCAACAAGATCTGATACTGGATTGACTACTCCAGATCTATTTGGTGTTATTATATCCTTTAATGATATAAATGTTTCCTTTAGGAATGCATCGTACATTCCATCCTTGTCGGCATTGCCCTTGCCGGTTGCAATCTTCTTAACGTGACTTGGTGGGACTATTTCGACTGGGATAGAGTTCTGCCATAATTTATATTTCAGGATACCAGTGTTCTCAGCAATGTGAAAAACCCTACCCTGTGCGTTATAAGCATAGCCTTCAAGTGCAACTTGCTCACAACCGACACAAACACGCATAACCCATTCTGAAATTGTATCGTATCTTTCGCAGTCTTGATTATATTCGCTGAAGTTTTCTCCATGTATGTTGTTTAAAAATAGAGTAGCATTTTTCTTAATATCTGTTAAGAAATAGAATGAGCAGTTCTTAAAAAGAAACTCTTTCTCCGTATCAATGACACAGATTGCTGGGCCATTTAAACTATAATCAATACCAGCGATAATTCCCATACTAGTATTTATAAAAGAAGAAGGGACTCTTTCGAGTCCCTGTCTTTACCGAGTTAGATCAACTAACTCACACTTGTCTCCGCTACACGCATATGTTTGCGTGCCGGCGGTATTATCTTCTTTCTCATACTTTTGCAGTTCAGTCCAGTCAACTACCGGCATCTTGTTCAGAAGTTCAAGATATTGATCCTTTGAACAATCCTGATATGGTGCCTGCTGATAACTGTGGTCTGAGTGTGGTAGGAACGAGATACCACTAATCTGGTCGAAGTACTTATACACCCAGGCACCCACCTCCATCCACTCATGCTCACGAACGGTGATAGTAATGGATGGTTTGTGTTCGCACCAGTGATTCTGATATGTTAGCCATAGTTCAAGATGCTCTATGGCAGTCATATCATTTCGTGTAATCGATCCCTCTGCCTTCATGGGGAATGAGAATACCATCGTATGCTCTGGACGCATTACACATGGTTCTGCAACAAATCCCTTGTCAATCATAAACTTACAAAGAGGATCCTTGACATCTGCACGAACTGTACGAATGTAGTATTCATTATGACGAGCATGAATACCACTAGCGGCATCTACAAGTTGAGACACAGTTCCTGATGGTTTTACGCAGGTTATTGCAGCTGCAGGATTGATGCCAATCTTCTTTGCCCATTCTTCGTTGGTTAGACGAGCCTCTTCCTTGAGGGTTTCAAGTAAAGCGGCAAGTTTGGTCTTATCCTTTTCTCGCATTAAAGGATTATCAAGAATACCAGTCAAAGATACACCAAGAAGTGCCTCTTCTGTGCAGTTATGCTTCCATTCACTCGAAAGATATGGGAAATGAACCATTGAGGCCTGCCAGGTTCCTAAAATGCTTGCAAGTTGTACCTTGCGCTTTAGAGACTCTGGAGTATCGTTTTCCCGGACGACAACTTCACTTAGGTTGCAGAACTCCTTGTCTCGCAAGATAATCTCTGAACATGGATTGGTGCCAAACTCATAGGATGGATCACGACGGTCACCCAGTTTAGCTACAGTCTTCTGTGCAGCATCACGGTTGAAGATTCCGCGTTCGCCACTCTTAGACTTATAGAGAGAAACCCACTCTTCCATGAAGGTTCCAATTTCTGGTTTCTCCTTATATGCTACCGAGTTGTTTGCGAGAGCTCTCTGTGGATTATCAATCCACCATTGACCAGTCTTAGCGTCACGCATCCGTTCGTCCGTGAGGTTCGACAGCGAGATAAGTGCTGATCGACGCACCCCGCCGACAACGACAATTTCTGCAATTTTGCAGACGATATCATGACATTCGATGGAAGTAAGTTTTCGTCCCGAAGCTTTCTTAAAAGTGTTGACTGTGAAGTGGAACAGTTCATCCAGAGGTCTTGGGCCACTTGCGCGTCCTCCGAAAGTCTTGAGTCTCGCACCAGCAGGACGAATCTTTGATAGATCCCACTTCGGGACTTGTCCACCAATAAGAAGGGACACCAGTTCTCGGTAGGCTTTGGCCCACCCCTCTTTAGAATCTTTGACAACAATGACGGTATCGCTTTGAGTAAAGTGTTCAGATATTGTAGGAAGTTTCTCAACATACTGCCTCTCCACTGAGAATCCGACACCTGTACCGCACATGAGAATATATAGTATTTCATCGAATGCGCGAACCTTATTGACTGCAACATACGAGCAATTATACCCTGCGGTATTATCTCTTGCAAGTGCTTCTCCTGCGGTCATTAGTGCCCGCATGCTTGGCATTATCTCAAGATTCAGTACGGCAGTTTCAAGTTCCTTCCGTAGTTCAGATGGAAGTTTATATCCATGCTTTTCCTTAAGATGATTCTGGAAGAAATTGAAATAACGGGCAACGGTTTCTGCCCATGTCTCACGACGCTTTTCTTCTTCTAGCCAGCGCGAATAACGGGAAAGGTGTATAAACTCCTGATAGGGAGTGGGTAACTTAATTTCATTCATAATTTTCTCCTTTTTGGATTCCTCTTTGGGTTGGTAAGATATTTAGGTTAGATAATCCCATGAAACTGGGAAGAGTGGAGCAATCATTTCCTTGATTGCCGAAGCATATTCGCGGATTTCCCACTGGGCATGAGGATCTGATCTTTGTTTGCAAACTCTGGCATATGCCGCTAAAGATCCAGTCCACCACCATTCAGTATATGTTCCTTGTGGTAAAACAAAGCGAGCCTGTTCCGGTGCGACTCCATTTTCAATGAGTCTATTATAGACCTTTAATGATTCTGAGGCAACAGTCTTGTAGAAAGAATCACATATTGCAAGAGTATCCTCATTTAAGATAAAATCTTCAGAACCTTGTTTTGCTCCATTTGATGGTTTAGATCTCCACTGTGGATTATATATTTCTGGTTCATCGATAACATAGCGTCGAGAAATCTCATTTTCTACAAATCCTTGCTTGTGTTTAAAAAATTGTGTTCGGATTGAAATCGGAGCACGAATTCTCAGAGTGATTTGCGGATGTGCGAACGGAGTCCAGTGATTATGTTCCGCAAGATACTTGATAAGTTTCTTATCCTTTTCTCCAATTCGATACAGATCTTCTTCCCAATAAAATGAATTAGTCTCATCTAGTCTGGTTTTTGCTTCTTGATCTAGTTCCCAATCACTCTGTTTGTTGAATGAGACTCGTGCGGCGTTAACCACAGTCAGGTCATCGCCCATGTGAGAAACATACTGAACAAAACCATGATCCAATACACTTATTCTTCTATTTTGATTTTTTATACTCGTTTCCATGATGTAAATACCAATTGTGCTTTTAATCCATCAAATACATTGTTCTCAAGAATATTGTTAACATAATCAATACCATTCTTAAGAACCATGTCATTTATATCTTTCTCTTTACAATATTCCGGCCAAACACAAACCTTAAAACCAGATTCAATCAACTTCTTTTGAATACCAACTGTATCGTAATTTCTTGGTTCATTATCTAAAACATAAATTGCATTTGGAAATATCTTTGTCATATCTATAAACGATCCAGTACCAAGACAGGCGACAGAGTTCTTAAGAAATGTACTGTCGATTGGCCCCTCGACAACATATACTTGCTCATTCTTATTTACTTTGTCAATTCCAAATATCAATTTATCTGTATCTTTCTTCTTTATGGTTAGATACTTTGGTGCATTCTTTTTACATGTAATACATCTTCCCTG